GGGTTGGATTAGACCAAGGCAGGGCATCAAGGCTGTCGAGGCTGTGCGGTAGCGCATCAATGCTACCTGTAAGCTGCTCTAGCTGTGGTGTGTTAGTAGCCATGATGCCACCTCATTAGGCGGCTGTGATATCTAAGTCGCCTGCTGCAATTTTCAGAATGTCGCCACTGCCAATCGCTTTGCCCGTTGTGAACGCGCCGTGAATGAGCAAGTTGCCACCAGACGAGGCGTCAAAAATGCCGAAATGCGTTACAGTTCCCCATGACCCGGAAGCGGCGGCAAACTCGATTGCGCCACTATTGCTTGTTGTGCCGCCAGACGCCGCGCTAAAAGTTGCGGAGACACGGCTGTAATTATTGCCTGTCAACTCTGTGCCAGAGTTGTCGTCGTTAAACGAACCCGTGGACAGGCCGACATAGACATTCGACGGTGCGGTGTAAGAACCCGTCGCCAAGATGTGATCGAGAATTTCGTTCTCAAGATAATCGGACATTGCAGACATATTATGCTCCTATGTACTCTGCTTGCATTGCTAGACCGCCACCGCCAAAGCGTGACTTTTCCATTTCCTTCGTGATTTCCTCGATGCTTCGGGTGAAATACTGGTCGAACTGCAACGCTCTAGGTTCGTCCATCAAGAAGGTGTAGGCATGTGTGAGACTGCCATACAAATAAGCATCGGGGTGGCGTGTCAAAATTGTGTTAGTTGCCGCACTGTCTGACAGTGCTGTGATGCCTTCACCGTAAATCATTTCGACGGTTTCGGCGGCTGACGGAACAGGGCGCAGTGCAACCTCAGTTCCAATAATTGTATATGCTTCGGGCTTGCCGCCTGTAGCATTTGGGAACTGTTTGTAGAATTGTTGAGGTGTATAATACTCTAGCACCTTTTGTGGGCTGCTGTTAAGTTTAATCACGCGGATTTCGCGCAAATCTGTCGGCAATGAAATAAATTCATCATCCGCAACTGTGCTGGCAGTCACACGCTTTTCCTGTGAACGTGTGCTGAGTTCACGGCTCATTCTTGCTTCTGCAAGGCTGATGAAATTTTTGATGTCGTTGGTCAGATCGGTTCGTGCCAAGAAATCAGCAATCGCAGTCTGCAACTCAGAATAAGTCGTGATAGCCATTAGATATGTCCTACGTCAGTGCGGAAAAAACGATTGTCATAATCGTTCAGCCACTTTCGCCACTCTTTCGGATTGTCCTGTGGACGACCGAATTTTTGCAGTAATTCGTGATAAAGACCGCTTGGAATGTCTGCGACCTTCCGACGGTGCGCCTGAGTGTTGCCAATGAGCGAACCGGGGCGAAACGCATTTGCTTCTTCACGGTTCTTGGAAACAAGGCTGTCGATGTTCTGCTTGCTCTCAACAAGCATCCCATCGTCGTTAAAGTGAACCCACGTTTCTTTGCCAGTAACGTGGTCACGTTTCATAAGTCTTTTGTTCATTAAAACACCTAAAAGTTCGGGGGTAGCCGAAGCTACCCCCTAGCACTTTAGCTGAGATCGTAGACTGCGCCGTGTGCCTTCGGAGCAGATACTTTCAGACCATATTCCGTGATGACTTGGAATTTGGCTGCGTCACCTGTTTTAGCCAAATCTTCCACGAGGAAGTTCCGACCCGGCAGGGTGACGATTGAAGCGTAATCGCTGTCGAGCAGATACAGACGGTCATTGCCCATCTGACGGTCGATGACGACTGACAGTTCACCATAGTCGCTGAGATACAGCGAAACCGATCCAACGATGGCGGCTTCACGCGGAGCCGTGTATTGGATTTGGTTGGTTGCAACTGAACCCGAAGACAGGTCGCTGAAGGTCGCCTTTTTTGCGGGCGATACAACGAGCATGTTCGGGTTGCCGCCGTCCTCGTATGCTGCTTGGTGAGCCGCATCAATGAGTGCCAGCGACAATGCGCGGTCTGACCCGCCTGCGGGAACGTCAGAACCGTCACCAGTCGGAGCAGCACCACCAGAGCCGCCAACAGATACGTTGGTGATCCAGCTAGACAGTTGGGCTGTTTCGCGGGTTGCGCCAGTTGCTTTGGCGTTGTCTGAGCAGAGACCTTTTTCAATGTCTCGGCGCAGTTCTAAGCCTTTAAGAACCTTTTGATCATTTATCTTCGTTTCAGTTCGTTAAACTGAAACCGCCCTATTGGGCTGCTTATGCTTTCACATAAGATGAGACTATATCACGTCTGCCCTAGCAGACCCTCGCGCTTCGGGTCACTTGACCCTACTTCCTTGCGGAATAGTCGTTGCACCTTCCCCTTCCGGGGCTTGGCTCAGGATTACCATATCTTTTGACTTAGGCTTCCCCTGAATTCACGAGGTTTATACTGCGCTAGTGTAAGGTCAACGCAGTTTCACGGTCACGACCAGCAGTGTCTACGCTGTCCAACGTGCCAGAAACGGCGGCGTCTTTTTGCGAGATTTGCGTCACATTTGAGAAACGCACTGCTTGAGTGGGCGTTGCGTAAGAAGCATCCGCACCCTCGGCAACGTAGTTGTTTGCGACGGCGGCGGCGAGTTCTTGAACAAGCCAATCAAAGGTCGTGTTATTCACAGTCTCCTTGCGGAGAGAGGAATAGATTGGGGTTTCATCCGGGTCAATCCGGGTGATCACATCGGAGAGGTCTTCGCGCTCACCGATAGCGATAACTGTAGTTTGCGTAGCCATGTTTTAAATCTCCTTGGCTCTAGCGGTTAAGTAGAAAATCGACGGCGGCGTCTTTGCTGCCAGTCTTTTTCAATCGGTCAAAAGCCTTGCGCTTTTTCTCGGAAGCTACGTCTTGCGAAGTCTTCGGCTTACCGCCCTTCACCATCTTTGGAGCCTTGGCGACCTTTTTTCGTGCAACAGGTTTTTCCTGTTGCAACTGGTCATACAGGTATGCACGGCGCAGAACGTCAACAAGGCGGCTATCGACCACCTGAGATAGTTCATCGCTCGTAAATCCGACGCGCTGTGCAAAGTTAATCAAACCCGCTTTTTCACGGGTGGCAACTTCGTCATCGCGCCATTCTGGGATGCGCTCAACCAGTTTGGATTTCTCCTCCGCGACACGCTGTTGAATAAGCTGCATTTGTTCTTGTTGAAGAACTTGCATGGCTTTTTCGCGGTCACGCTGGGCTTCACGCTGTTTCACAAATTCCAGAGGGTCTTCCTCATAGAGTTTGTCCCAATACTCCTGTGTAGGCTCTTGCCCGGTTTGGGATAGTTGTGCCTGCAACTGTGCAAGACCTTGAGCGTATTTTTCACGCTCTTGCTCTAATGCCGTCCGATCAGCTTCCAGCGACTTGCGCTGTTCTGCGGCTTCGGATAGGCGTTTTTGAGCAGTTCGCTCAAGTTGAAACGATTTGACGAGATCGTCTGCTGAGACATCCATCTCCTCGCCGTCAACTTTAACGGTAAAATATTCGACTTCTTCGGCCTCGGCCTCAGTCTCATATTCCTCAGTCTCATCGGCTTCGGTTTCGGCTTGGTCTTCTTCGACGGCCTCGACTTCGACTTCTTCGACTTCGGTTGCCTCTGCTTCCACAGCTTCGGCGGTTGGCTCTTGTTCTACTTCGCTTGCCTCGGTGGGGGCGTTAGTATTCAAGAGTGTTTCAATGGCAGACGCCATGCTGAGTGGTTCAGTCCCGTTAGGGATACTGCTTTCGCTCATTACTTTCTCCTAAGAAAATTAAATTAGACGCTTACGAGTTCGTAAATCCTCAAGCTGCGTCTTTGCCAATTCGCCCGTCTGGACGACACTTACCAGATGATCTTCGACTGCTTTTAGAGCCGTCATAAACTGGTAAATCTTTTCACGACCTTCCTCGTCACGGGCTGGGGAGTTGAGCCAAGCATCCGTGTAGGACGATCTGAGTGTTTCAAACGCTTCCTGAAAGATAGCGTTGTTCAATACTGCCTGCGCCTGCTGTGCGCGACCAAGTTCGGTGTTGAGTTTTCCGTCGCTCATTAAACCCTCGGTAAGTTGTCGCTAACAGTGCCGCCCATCGCCAGCTTTTGCTGACGAAGTTGCAACTCAAGTTCAAGTTCGCGGCGGCGTAATTCGAGTTCAGCCTCAAACTTCTCGCGTTGCAGTTGCAATTCAGCGGCGGCTTTCTCGCGTTGCAACTGCGCTTGCAGTTCAATTTTCTGCCGTTCAAGTTCGATTTCCTGATTAGGCTGTTGCTGCTGCTGTTGTTGCGCCTGCATAGCCAAAGCCTGCTCGACTTCGGGGCCAGAGTTGAAGAACTGGTCTGTGTCCCGGAAGCCTGCTGTCTCTGCAATCTTCTTCAACGTATTGACGTATTGCGTCACGCTGACAATCGGATTGTTCATGCCAAGCTGTTGCAAAATCTCTTGTTGCTTGGCAGAGACTTGAAGCATCATCGCGGTCTTCTGGTCTTCGTTGCCAGTGCCGAGGCCGACGGTCACTTCAATGTCAAACTCATTGTCCCAAGCACGGGGATCGAGGGCGACATACTCATTGCGGATGCGAATAGTGCGCTCTTTGTTCATGTGCTTTTGACACAAATGCAAAACGCCCTTTGCTAAGTCTTTCATGCCCGTTTCGGCAAAGACCCGCGCAATCATTTCAATCTTGGCCTGTGCGCCCTGAATGGTGGCGTTCACTGCTGCGGCTGTTGTGGACTGCAACGTGCTTGGGTCAAGACCCATTGAGGCTTTGCTAAACCCTGTGCGCTGGTCACGCACTTCGTCGATGTAGCCAAGCATCTGAAATGCCTGCGCCCCGATTTGCGGAACCGCAAGGGGTTGCACCATACCCGGAGCGCGGGAGCGAACAATGCCACCCGGACGGGAGGTCAAAAGGTCATCAAGATTGACCTGACCCTCAACCGCCACCACGCGGCTGTTGTTGGACAGGTAAAGGTTATCCAGCATTTGCCGCAAAACGGTGGACTTGATTAGTTGCAAGTCCATGACCATTTCGGCCACAGAACGCCCGACCATTCGATGCGGCATCAAGACGGGTGAGAGAAGTGCAAACGGGATTACATCCCAAGGCTCGTTCTCCACGATTTCAGCACCATCGCCCAACGCCACAAAGCGGCGCAGTTCAGCAATGCCGTCATCGTCATAGTCGGCGTATATGTATCCTTCCGTGACCAAGACCTCGCGCATGGACGGGTCACTGCTGTCAACTTCCGGGCCGTCTTCTAAATCCTCGAAACGGCGTTGACGCTCTTGGTCATTGTCGAGGTCGTTATAGCCAGCATATTGCTCGACCAATTCACGCTCATAGCCCATTGCCACTAGATCGCTGACAGTGACCTGTGAACGGTGAGCAATGAACGAGCAGTCTTCGAGTGAAGTGGCGCGGCGGTTGTAGATCAACTCCTCTGGTGGGATGTTGAGCAACTTGACCTTGCCATTCATCTCGGTCTTTTTGACCTTGACGTTGAATGTCACCGACATCGGGATTTCGGAGCCGTCAGGGGCAGTCATGCCCATCTCAACGGCTTCCTGTTCCACGACCTCGATGTTGGGGTCGGCAACAAGCAAAGCCAACTCGTCTTCGGTTAGACCCTCATATTCTTCTTCTTCCGTCCGTTCGGTTTCGTCCCAATAGAATTTTACCGCGCCCAGCTTGAACAAGAGGGCATCTTTCATAAAGTCATGGACGACACGAAAACCGTTGTTGTCGTTGTTGACAACAAAGTTGACGAGTTCGGTGGCTTGCTCTGCCGCCTGAACATCTTCTGGCTGACGCCCGACGAAACGGGCATACTGACCAGATTGTGCAAATATCTTCGTTAGAGAAGGCATGATGTACTCGATGACATCACTGACTTCTGTGGCGACTACCTGACTGCGACCCTCTACTTCATTGCCAAAAGGCTCACCGAGATAATAGCCCATCGCGTCAATGCGCTCTTGGCTGAACTCGGTGTCGTAGTAGTTAAGGGCGTTCTGGATTTCGTCCTGAATGATAGAACGAAAATCGAGTTCTGAAATCGCCATAATTTATGTCCTTGCGTATGTGGGCTTCTTGCCACGGGCAGGCTTTGTCGCCCTCTTGCGGGCTACTGCCCGTTTCTTTTGCGATGCGCTCATGGTATTTAGTTTGCTTCGCTTAACGCATTTAGGGTAGCCACGCTTCGATCCGCTAGGCCGACCACACTTCGGATGCTTACCCGACTTGTCTTTTGTAGAAATGTCTCGCCAGTCCTCGCGGAACCACTTAACGAGACCGTTTCTTGGTTTGCTTTTTGCTGCCATTTTTGACCGTCCTATAACCACCGCCCATGCGCTTGTACTCCTGAACTAATTGGGCTGAGGAATACGCGGAGGGCCATTTCTTAACCCGACGCTTAACCTTGGCCTTTGCTCGCGCATAAAGGGCAGGGTTTGTTGGAACCGCCTTCTTAGCCATTAGCTTTCAGAACTAAACTTGCCGACCTTCTGGTTGGCGGCTTTCTTTTTGTAGCTTTTGCGGTTTTTGCGCTTTGGCTTGTCCTCGACCATTGCGTCTTTCATCGCCGCTTTACCGCGAGGCTTCATGTAAACCTTGCGAACATACATTCCTTGCATCATTTTCTTTTCCTCGCCTTTTTCTTGGCTGTGTCGGATAATTGTGAAAAGTGAAACAGCTTCTTACTGCTCGACGTATGCCGCGCCCCGCTGTGGAGTTCACCATTCGGCATCTTGTGACTGCCGCCCCGGTGACGAGTGCCATCACGGAAATAGTGTGCAACACCTTTTCCCATTACTTTTTCCCCTTGCGGCTGTAAGAGCCTTTGCCCTTTTTGCCCTTGACGACGCGCTTGCGGTATTTGGGTGTTCGGACAGCCTTCGCCATTTTGTTGTGCTTAACGGGCATGGGGTTCTCCTAAAAAACTGGGACGAGTTGGTTTTCTTGCTGGCGTTGTTCTCTGCCCAACAAGCCCCCAGAAACGCCCGCTGTTGTTGCTGCGCCCACGGCTACGGGGCCAAAAATGCCGTACTTTTCAAGAATTTTGACTAGCTTGTCGTCAAAGATGACGTAATTATCAACACCCGCTTCAGGGACGTTCCGCGCACCAACACCAAGGTTGGACTTATATTTCACGCCCTTGATG